TCCAGCGGGGGAGTTTTTGTTTTATCGGTCAGATTGACCAGCACCGTGATCTGCTCCTTGTACACGATGACCTGATTCACAAGCAGCTGCAAGATCTTCTCCGTGCCCTCTGCCTGTACTTCCAGCAGACGGTGTGCGAAGTACTGGAAATGCTCCAGCTTCAGCTCCGGTGCGTCGGTTTGCAGCAGTCGCACTTCCGTTTCCAGAGCCGCTTTCTGCTGTTCCAGCTGCTGCATGGTCGCCTGCAGGGCTGCCGACGTGATGCCGTTCAGCACGGCGTTTACGGCGTTCTCCAGTTTCTTTTCCGTTTCCTGCAATCGTCGCTGTGCAGCCGTCAGATCGGCGTTTTCGTGGGTGCTCTGCTGGTACAGTGCATAGGTGGCATTTGCGATCTGCTCGCACGCCTCCGGAGTAGTGTACTGTGCGATCGCATCCAGCACAGCATGTTCCAGTTCCGCAGCAGGCAGCCAGCCGCAGCATTTGTTCGGGCAGCAGTAGTAATAATACCGCTTGTCCGTTTTGCTGGTTCCGGCCCTGCCGGTGAGCCGTCTGCCGCAAGTGCCGCAGATCGCTTTTCCGGTCAGCACATATTCATGGGGGCTCTGGGTGTGGCGGTGCTTGTGTCTGGATTCCGTCAGACGTTCCTGCACGCTCCGGAACAGCTCCGGCTCGATGATCGGGGGACAGTGGGCATCTTCTCCGGCACACTGGAACGTCCCTGTGTATCGTTGGTTGGCAAGGATTCGGGAAATGGTATCAATGCGGAACTGCTTGCCGCGGCTGGTAGTATAGCCGGCGTGGTTCAGATCGTCGCAGATCTCAGTGAATGTCATGCCGCTGTCATAGCCGGTGAAGATCCGGCGTACCAGTGATGCACCTGCCGGGTCGATCTCCATCTGCTTGTCTGCTCCGATGCGGTAGCCCAGAGCCACGTTGCCGCCGGTAGTCTTGCCCTTGATGGCGTTCTCTCGCATACCACGCTTGATCTTCTGGGAGAGTTCCGCAGAATAGTACTCATTCATCGCTTCCAGCAGCCCCTCCAGAATGATGCCCTCCGGACTGTCTGTGATATGCTCTTTGGCAGAGAGAACCCGCACGCCGTTGGCTTTCAGCTTGCTTTTGTACATGGCACTGTCATAGCGGTTTCTGGCGAAGCGGTCAAGCTTGTACACGATAACCGCCTGAAAAGTCTTGTATCTGCTGTCGGCGATCATTCGCTGAAACTCCGGGCGGTTGGCAGTCGTGCCGCTGATCGCACGGTCGATGTACTCTCCGATGATGTTAATGCCCTCAGACGCTGCAAACGCCTTGCATTCCCGAAGCTGTCCCTCAATGGACTGCTCGGTCTGCCGGTCGCAGCTGTAACGGGCGTAGATCACTGCATTCATGTGTAAATTTCCTCCTAAGACTTGATTTTTCAGAGGAAATATGCTATAATAGACCTTGCTTTGGGAAGTCTATTATAGCAATAGTTTTTCCTCTTGCCGCTTCACGGTTGCCGCCGTGGGGCGGTTTTTTTATCCGTTTTCTTCAATATCCTTGCGGATCAATGCCTTGATGTATCCGGCTTTGTTGGGTACGCTGTCCAACTTGTCCATGATGTCTTTTTCTGTTGTCTTTACGACTTTGATCGTGTACGTCTTTGTGTTTGCCAGATCGTATTTCTTTTGCGGTGTCATGCTGCACCTCCGAAAAAAGTATCTTGCCAAAAGCGGGGAAGTGTGGTATAATGAGATAACACAAAAAAGCGGTGGCAAGAACCGCTCTTTCGTGTTTCGATTGTGTAAGCCTATCGTTTATTCGGTGGGCTTATCTTTTTTTGCCATGTTCCGTACTTCCTGGACTGCCTTTTTGACTTCGTCCATGTCCTTGCATGCTGCGAACTTGTCAGCCACAAGATTCAGAATCACTTCCATTTGTTTGTCTGTCATTTCTTCCATTTGAGCCTCCTTCCTATACCCGCTTGCCCCGGTATTGTACTCATCTCCCTGAGCACAATACTATTATAGCATACGTATTACGTATTGTCAAGAGGTATGAGAAAAATAAGTTTGTAAATTGTTTGTGTACAACGCCCTGCCGGTTTCGGTAGGGCGTTTTTGTGTGGTTACGATTGCATTATGGATCGCAGTTGCCGCAAGGAGAATATCCCTGTGCAATCAGATCATCTCGTGTTCCGGTATATTCGCTGCGGTTTGCGTCGGAAATTCTTTTCGCACTGGAACAGCTGGGATAGTGAAATATTCCACTGCCGGTATTGATGACATAAGTGAACACATTTGCCGCCGGCTGCTCTGCCGGAGTTTCTTCCTGTGCCGGAGCAGGCGGTTCTGTCGCAGCCGTTGTGGTTTCTGCTGTTGTGGTTTCTGCTGCTGTTGTGGTAGCTTCTGTCGTAGTCGTCGTTGTTGTTGTGGTAGTTGCTTTCGTCGTTGTGGTGGTCGTTTCTGCGGCAGTCGTGGTAGTGACCGCAGTTGTGGTAGTCGTGGCAGTGCTGTCCGACTCTTGGCTGCTGCTAGTGTGGCTGCCGGCAGTGGTGAACGCCAGCAGTCCGCAGACCAGGAAAATGCCTGCCGTGATCGCTGTGGCACGTTTGCGGTATTTCGGATCCAGTTCGCTGTCCAGTTTTTCGAAGAGCCGGTTCACCGGAATGAATGCGGCAACGGCAAAGCAGAGAAAGCCGCTGAAAGTGTGGGCGAAGATCGCAATCACGGCAAGTACTGCTGAAACAGCGAAAGCGATCCAGCGAAACGTCTTATTCTCCATCATTGCTTCTACCTCCGCAGTAAGGGCATACGCCGCTGTTTGGCAGCTGTGCTCCGCAGTAAGCACACACCCGTCCGGACGGTGCATCTGCGGCAGACAGAGCAGGATGTTTCTTGTACACCCAGAACCAGAGTGCCGCCGACAGGATCAGGGCGACACCAAACCAACCGGTAAAGGTCAGAAAGACAATGCCGGCGACTACGGCAGTCCAAAGAATTTTGGTGCGTTTCTGGTATCTGGGGTGTGCCCAGATCAGGATTAGTCCCAATGGGGGAAAGAAGATCGTGAGCAGAGCAATGACACCGTCTTGACGATACCACGGCTCTTTTCCTGAGGAATGATAATTTGGCATGATTGATCAGGTCCTTTCTTTATGGAATTTGGTTATGCCGTCTTAATCATACCACATTTTCATAGATTTCTCAATGATTCGACAAAGACTGTAATCGAATTGTTACCGGTTTGTCGAATCCTGTCGAATGGGAGTATAGAAAACCGCTCTGTGGCTTGTCCGTCACAGGGCGTTTTTCTATATTTCCGGAAACATAGAATTGGTTAGTCGTCAATCACATCGGCTGTCCCCAGCACACGACCGATGCAGCGGTTTTCTGTCCCTTGCAGGGGGATGGGATCATAGCTGCTGTTGTGGGAGATCAGGCAGCCGTTGCCCAGTTCCTTGATGTAGCCGCAGCCGTCCACCCAGAACACGCCGATCTCACCGACTTCCACGCAGGGAGTCTGCTGTACGCAGACGGTTTCACCGTCGTGGAACGTGGTTTCCATACTGTCACCCTCGATCTCCAGCAGGAAATCTGCCTTGCGGCTGTCGTCCGTATCCTTAACGGTGACGGTTTCCCATGCGTCAGAATCGTTCAGATCATAGCCGGTTCCGGCGGACACCTTATGCAGACTGCGTTTCATGACAAGCAGCTTCTGCGGAGCAGTGCCGTTCTTTCGCTGTAATGCCTTTGCAGTGGCGTCATTGATGAACCGCACCACTGCCTGCCGTGCCTCGTGGGGCAGCTCCATGTACTTTCGGAGCAGTTCCTCTTCCAGTGCGGAAAAAGACTTCTCCGTGAACAGTCGCTCCAACGCATCTGTCGGCGGCTGGGCGGTCGGTCTGCCGAGGAGGTAGTCGGTGGTGACGCCGAAAAGATTTGCCAGTGCGACAATGGTGTCGCCGTTCGGCTCTCGGAGACCTTGTTCATAGTTCTTATATGTATTTGGGCTGATATTTAGTGCAGTTGACACGTCTTTTTGTGTCATTCCTGTACTTTTTCTTGCAGATTTTAAGTTGTCAACATTCATTTTTTCACCTCCGTTCTGCCATTTACATTGTACCACAAAACGAATACCTTGTCAATACATATTTTCTCAAAAAACGCTCTGTTTGTGGTATTTGCACAAATTAAAGCGGTTCTATTTGTGGCTTTTTTTCTCAAAAATGGGATTGACAATCGGTTCGGAATGTGGTATCATAGAATTACAGCAGGAACACAAAATGAACCTGCTTGACGAAAAATTTGTATCTCCCCTTAGGGGAAAATCAGACGAAAGGAGAGAACCCATGATAATCTTGTGCATCCTGCTTGCCGTTCTCGGTGGTGTGGTTGTGTATGCGAGTGAAAGAGAAAACAACATTTTTTTCAACGTCTGTATACGACTTGCAGGAACTTTCCTGCTTGTGATCGGCATCCAACTTATGCTGCATGTCTAATTGTAAAAAGGAGAATCACCATGAAAAAAATCATAGTTACCTACACCATGACCATGAATGCTGGTAACGGAAAGGTCATCGAAGCTTATGCGACATTATCGGTTAGCGATAAGATAGCTGAAATGTTGTCAGATTCGTCCACAACTGCAAGAGTTAAAGTACAATTTGCGGTTGATTGGCTTGCCATATTACAAGGCGGCGTCTTGATAGAAATTAAAGAAATCAAGTTGCCGGAATTAAAAGGTGCGTTGATCGAACCGGCAGAGGAGGTATAATCATGAAAAAAGATTATCAAGTGTTTTATGTGATAAAGCGGGGCGGCAGAGAGTATCTGCACCACATGTTTGTTATGGCGAACAACCAGCGGGAAGCGATTAAACAGTGCAAGGCTGTGGTGTTTGAAAAAACCGGTCGCAACGCATTTCGACCGACAACAAAAGCACCGGGCGAGCATGAGCTGAAAAGGTTTGCCAACGCCAGCGAATGCTGATTTTCTCAGCCGCCCGCTGGTGCGGCTCTAAAAAATCACCAGTCCAGCCCTACAGGGCAGAAAATACGGGAGGTGAAAAACAGTGAAAACCGATGAAAAAAGCACTCTGTATCTGTGTGATCCACAGAAAAATACAGAGTGCCAAAAAGGAATTTGTCAGATGCCGAATGGCTGCTTCCTTACCACAAAGAAAGAATTTGCAGCGACCGATGAGAATGAAAATCCTATAATTGCGACTGAATCACCTCAAAAGCAACCTTCCCGGCAATAGATGCCAACGAACGAAGTGATGAACAGCCTAATTCTTTTGCAATTGATTTTGTTTTATTCCAAATGTTGTTGTTCCTGACATTATCAAGGAATTGATGCCCATCGTAAGTTAAGCTGGAATAGGTGCACGCATAAATGCCTCCATCTGCATTCATGATGCTTGCATTTATCAAATCGCCTTCTTTCGCTTTCAAAGTGATGTATGCAATCATGTTTTTTGGAAATTTCGGCAATGCCTCTGCCATAGCGTCCAGTGTCATGTATTGATAGTGCAGATCATTATCAAGATTTTCAAAATCCTCTAGCTTTAACAGCAATGAGCGTAAGCAGTCATAGTCTAACTTCATATTATTCACCCCCTTCCCGTGTTCCCATTATACCACATCGGAGCAAGGAATACAATGCACCGTCCTGAGCATGACGCAAAACCGCTTACCAACATCTTCAATCTTCAATCGCCATTGTGGCGAATACCTCCTTTCTTATCCATGCGGCAGTACTGGCAATACTGCCGCAGATGGGGCGACGAGTATCAGCTGGGTGCAACTCCCGGACGCTCCGCAATTCCGCAAAGCGAGGTGAATCATATGAACAATACCGTGACGAAACAGGTGGACAGGACGGACAGAGAGCAGTATCTGGAAGCCTGCCGGAGCTATGCGGCGGCAACGTCGCCCATGGACGGTCTGGCACTGGCACAGCTGGCGATCGCTGCGATCTTCGCCGGAATGCAGATCGGCGAGCAGAACGCTGCACGCACACAGAAAGGAGTATCCCATGGCAAAAACCAACTTGAAAGAGATGCCGGTGGAAGTTCGTTCTTCCGGCAAAGAACCGCAGAACGACTTCTTCGCAGCGCTTCTGGAGTACGTGAAGCAGCACGCCGATGAAGCGATCGCTGCGGTAGAGGCACAGAAAAATGCCGCAAAGTAAATCAAGAACGTGAAAGGAAGTATCATCATGGAAGAAAAGAAGAAACACATTGAGATCCACATCGACATCGACAAGGCAGCAGATCAGCTGAATGTGCATATCGTCGCAGAAAAAACGACCGTCAGCGAGCTGTTTGCGTGCTGCCTCAGCACCGTAAGCAGTGCCGCATCAATTATCGCCAATGCCACCAATGAGGACGAACAGAAGGTACTGCGTGACATCGCCGCCATGGTTTCGGCAATGGCAGACGAAGCACTGGACAAGGAGGACAACCTGAATGCTGCAATCCGAATTTGACCGCCTGACCAGCCGCCCGTACACAGAGGCGGAGTTTTCCGAGATTCACTACGTCTACTGCTACCACCCGGCAGTCCAGAGCAAGAAGGACATCGCAGACCTGTGGACCATCGGCGGCATCTGCCTTATCAAGGACATGTGGCCAACTGCCAGACGTGTGGAGGAAGCAGAACACAAGCGGAACGCCGCCAGAACGGCATACGAGCACGCCAGAGATGCGTATGACGAGCTGCTGCAGGAGCTGACGAAGTAACACGAGGAGGACTGACACATGACCATCAAACACAAGCACATCAACACCAACGGCGACACAGAGTACACCGTGGAGCATCGCCCGTCGCTGCAGTGCTGCGAGGCGTATAAGAACGAGCACGGCGATCTGGAGCTGACAATGCACTGGCAGGACGTGCTGTTTCTGCCGATCGGAGGCAACCATGGCAAGACCAACCACTGAGAAGATCTGCATCACGTGCGGCAAGCCGTTTCTGCCCAACGGCGGACGGCAAAAGCGGTGTCCGGACTGCAAAGGCAACAAGCCCAGAGCAGGACGGGATACGCTGACCGCAGCTGCACAGGCAGCCGCAGAACTGGGGATTTCCTACGGGAAGTATGTCGCAATGAGCGAAGAAGAACGTAACAGAGCCAGGGAGGAAAAGACAATGGCAGAACAGGAAAAGCAGACCGCAGAAGTGACCGCAGAGCCGGAGCAGCCGGACACACTACAGGAGTACATCCGCTATCTGAATCAGCAGGAAACGGAGCTGACCGCCCGTCTGGAGCATATCCGCATCGCACTGGAAGAAGCTGCGGCGTATGACGGTGTGCGGCACAGCGGCTGGCGGCAGCACAAAGAAAACCCCCGCACCGGCGGCAACCGGTAACGGGGGCATGGAAAAAAATTAACCACAACTATCATATCACACTTAGGAGGAAATGTCAAATGGAAACGAAACTGAAAGACAGCGAGATCGTTGCTGAACTGATCGAGAGCGTCCGGCACGACATGGAGATGCCGAAAGAAATCTGGAATCGGGGAATGGGACTGCTGCAAAAGTTCCAGCAGCTCGAACGGGACGAGGAAGCTGCACAGGACAAAGCAGCATTCGAGGAGGCGTGCCGCCGTGGATAACCAGAACGAGAAAGACCGCTGCGTCAACTGCGGCATCAGGAGCGTGCCCTTGTACTTAGGACTGGACGGCAGATTGCACTGTGCCGATCACATCGGCCTGCTGCTGCCGCCGGACAAGCCGGAACAGCCGGCAGAGGAGGAACATCATGGATAAACTGAGAATGCAGAAGAAAGAGCCTGCCGGCAGGAAGAACGGTGAACGGCGTCTGTTCAGCAGCGTGAACCTGCGGATGGAGCACATTGCACTGGTGGAGGAGATCGCACTGGAAACCGGACGCACCAAGACACAGGTGCTGGGGGATATGGTCCAGTTCGCCTACGACCACATCGAGTTGTACGAGGAGGGAGAAGCATGAGCGTGAAGATCAACAGTCTGGAAATCGAAAACGTCAAGCGGATCAAGGCGGTAAAGCTGGAACCGTCCGCCAATGGTCTGACCATCATCGGCGGCAACAACAATCAGGGGAAAACCTCTGTGCTGGATGCCATTGCGTGGGCACTGGGCGGCGACAAGTACAAGCCTACCGCTGCGGCAAGGGACGGAGCATACACCGATCCCATTCTCCATGTGGAGCTGTCCAACGGTCTGATCGTAGAGCGGAAGGGCAAGAACAGCAGTCTGAAAGTCATCGATCCCAACGGCAACAAGGCAGGGCAGCAGCTGCTGAATTCGTTTCTGTCTGCACTGGCACTGGATCTGCCCAAGTTCATGAACGCATCGGACAAGGAAAAAGCGGCGATCCTGCTGCAGATCATCGGCGTGGGTGAGCAGCTGACACAGATCGAATCCGAGGAAAGCCGGTTGTACAACCAGCGTACCGCCATCGGCAGAATCGCCGACCAGAAGCAGAAGTACGCCTCAGAGCTGCAGTGCTGGGAGAACGTGCCGAACACGCCGGTTTCCGCATCGGAGCTGATCGCACGGCAGCAGGAGATTCTGGCACGCAACGGCGAGAACCAACGGAAACGGGAAAACGCTGCCCGGTATGCACAGGAACTCACCGCCGCACAGGCTGCCTATGACGCTGCCAAACAGCGTCTGGAACTGGCAGAGCAGAACGCTGTGACTGCCCAGATGTCCGCACGGGATCTGCAGGACGAATCCACCGCTGAACTGGAAAAGAGCATTGCGGAGATCGACGCCATCAACATGAAGATCCGGGACAATCTGAACAAGGAACACGCCGAGGAAGAGGCAAAGACCTACCGGCAGGACTACGAGGCACTGACGGAGCAGATCCACACACTGCGGCAGGAGAAACAGGACTTGCTGCACGCCGCCGACCTGCCGCTGGAAGGGCTGACGGTGGAAAACGGAACACTACAGTACCACGGCAAGCAGTGGGACAGCATGAGCGGCTCAGAGCAGCTGCGAGTGGCGGCTGCCATTGTGCGAAAGCTGAATCCGGACTGCGGCTTTGTGCTGCTGGACAAGCTGGAACAGATGGACAGCGTCACCCTGCAGGAGTTCGGGCAGTGGCTGGAACAGGAGGGCTTGCAGGCGATCGCCACCCGTGTGTCTACCGGGGACGAGTGCAGTGTCATCATTGAGGACGGCTATTCTGTGGACACCCGTCCGGCACAGCCGGTGCAGACCGAGCCGCTGACACCGCCGATCATTCAAAAAGCATGGACGAAAGGAGCGTTCTAAATGGATAAACCGACTCGTTGCATAGATCCCGTCATGAAGTATTGTCAAGGGTGTCAGTATGGCTGGATTAAATATCCGGAATGGGTTGAAACGTACGACGACTTGTGCGACTGTAGCTTTGAAAGCGGATGTATGTACGGCTTAGAAAATGATGAACCTACCGAAGAAGAACTCAGAGAATTTGAAGAACGGTGCACGAAAGTGAGGAAAAAGCAACATGAATTTTGAAGAAACAAACGGCATTCAGACCGGTGCCGGCGTGAAACTGGTCATCTACGGACAGGAGGGCGTGGGAAAGACCTCTCTGGCGGCACAGCTGCCGGGAGCGGTATTTCTGGACTGCGAGGGCAGTACCTCAAAGATGAACGTCCGGCGGCTGCCAAAGCCCACCAGCTGGGAGATGCTCCAGCAGGAAGTGGACTTCGTGCTGGAATCCCACGCACAGCGGCAGTATCAGACCTTGTGCATCGACACCTTCGACTGGGCGGAACGCCTTGCCATTACCCAGCTGTGCAGCAAGCATCAGGTCAACGGCATCGAGGGGTTTGACTACGGCAAGGGCTGGGAATACGAAGCGGAGGAGATCGGGCGGTTTCTGGATAAAACGGAACGGCTCATTCAGGCAGGAATCAACGTGGCACTGCTCTGTCATGCCATCACCCGAAAAACGTCCCTGCCGGAGATCAATTCGGATTTTGACCACTGGGAACTGAAACTGGGGAACAAGACCACCAACAAGATCGCACCGCTGCTGAAAGAGTGGTCAGACATCACCCTGTTTCTGGCGTTCCAGACCCACGTCATCGCCACCGACGACAAGGGCAAAAAGCACAAGGCGACTGCCTGCAACCGTGTGATGTACACCACGAAAACGGCGTGGTGGGATGCGAAAAACCGGTTCGGGCTGCCGGAAATGCTGCCCCTGGAATATGCGTCCATTGCGTCCGTCTTCGCTGCACCAGCTGCCGCACCTGTTCCGAAAGCACAGCAGGTCATAGAAAAGGCACAGGCTGCCGGACTGCCCACGGAAAAGGATCTGGCGGAATCGGAGCTGCTGATTACCGCAGACGGGCAGCTGCCAGAGCCCCCGCAGACCGCCGAAGATGTCCAGACCCAGCACATTCTGGACGGCATCGCACCCCAGCTGGCACAGCTTATGGCAGCCGCACAGGTGCAGCCGTCGGAACTGCAGGCAGTGGTAGGCAGCAAGGGCTATTTTCCGGCAGATATGCCCGTGCAGAACTATCCGCAGGACTTCGTGGAGGGCTGGTGCATTCCGTGGTGGCAGAATATCCTGGAAATGATTCAGCAGAACCGGAAATAACCGCAAAAAAACACAACCTCAGAAAGGCAGGTCAAACATGAACGAATACAACACAACCGCAAATCCCCAGGGACACGAACTGGGCTGGGACGATGAGATCCAGCAGGAGAGCAGCTTCATTCTGCTGCCGGATGGCGACTACCGCTTTACCGTGGAGAAATTCGACCGTGCCAGACACGCCGGCTCGCCAAAAGTTCCGCCTTGTAACAAGGCGATCGTCCACTTTCGGGTGTTCAGTCCTGACGGCAGCAGCGTTCTCGTGCAGGAGAGCCTGTTCCTGCACACGAAAATGGAATGGAAGCTGTCCGAGTTTTTCGCCAGCATCGGCATGAAACAGAAGGGGCAGGCGGCACAGATGAACTGGTCACAGGTGTGCGGCAAGTCCGGCGTGTGCCATGTGAAAATCCGCACCTATGACAAAAAGGACGGCAGCGGAACCGGACAGGCAAACCAGATCGACAAGCTGTATCCGTCCTACGATCAGCCCCAGATCACCCAGAATGCCCCACAGCAGCCCTACACCGCACCCCAGTCCTCGTATTCACAGAACAACGCACAGCCGTGGCAGCAGCCCCAGAACGCCCCTCAGGGCGGCTGGAACAGGGGACAGTTTTAAGGAGTGAAACCCCTCAGTCACCTACGGTGCCAGCTCAGCACAAGGCACGCCCTTCGGGTGTTAGGGGAGCCAGTATGGAAAGGAGTACGATCATCATGCAAATGCGACCTTATCAGCAGGCGGCGAGAGAAGCCGTGCACCGGGAGTGGGACGAGGGCAGAAACCGGACGCTGCTGGTGCTGCCAACCGGGTGCGGCAAGACCATTGTCTTTGCCAAGATCACCGAGGACGAAGTCCGCAGCGGCAGCCGGGTGCTGATCCTGGCACACCGGGGCGAACTGCTCCAGCAGGCGGCGGACAAGCTGGAACGCACCAGCGGTCTGAAATGTGCCGTGGAAAAGGCAGAGCAGACCTGTCTGGGAGAGTGGTATCGTGTCACGGTGGGCAGCGTTCAGACCCTCATGCGGCAGAAACGCCTTGCCCAGTTCCCGCCGGACTATTTTCAGACCATTATCATCGACGAGGCACACCACGCTATTTCCGGCAGCTATCAGGTGATACTGGATTACTTTTCCGATGCCCATGTGCTGGGCGTGACGGCAACGCCCGACCGGGGCGACAAGCAGAATCTGGGCAAGGTGTTCGACAGTCTGGCGTATGAATACACATTGCCGCAAGCCATTCACGAGGGATACTTAACACCGATCCGGGCATTGACTGTGCCGGTGCAGATCGATTTCACCCATGTGGGGACGGCTGCCGGAGATTACAAGCCGGGGGACATTGCCACGGCGTTAGACCCCTATCTCGACCAGATCGCTGCCGAAATGGCAAAGCACTGTGCCGACCGCAAGACGGTGGTGTTCCTGCCGCTGGTCAAAACGTCTCAGAAATTCCGAGACATTCTCTGCCGGCACGGATTCCGGGCGGCAGAGGTCAACGGCGAATCCGACGACCGGGAACAGGTCTTACAGGACTTTTCCGATGGCAAATACAACGTGCTGTGCAACAGTATGCTGCTCACCGAGGGCTGGGACTGTCCGGAGGTAGACTGCGTGGTGGTGCTGCGTTCGACCAAGGTCCGTGCCCTGTACTGCCAGATGGTGGGACGTGGCACACGTCTGGCAGAGGGGAAAGACCACCTTCTGCTGCTGGATTTCCTGTGGAACACGGAAAAGCACGAGCTGTGCCGTCCGGCGTGCCTTATCTGCGAGGACGAAGAAGTGCAGCAGAAAATGACGCAGCAGCTGGAGCAGCAGCCCGGCGTGCCGGTGGACATCGAGGAAGCTAAAAATAAAGCATCTGAGGACGTGGTGGCAGACCGGGAATCCAAGCTGGCGGAACAGCTGGAATCCATGAAAAAGCGGAAGTCCAAGCTGGTAGATCCCCTGCAGTACGAGATGTCGATCCAGTCCCAGGATCTGACCGGCTATGTACCGGCATTCGGGTGGGAATCCAGTCCGCCGACGGACAAGCAGAAGAAAGACCTGGAGAAACGGGGCATCAACCCGGATGCGGTGGAGAGTGCCGGCAAGGCGGAACGGATTCTCCGCACAGTGGCACAGCGGCAGATCAGCGGACTGGCTACCCCGAAGCAGATACGCTGTCTGGAAAAGTACGGTTT